TCGTCTTCGCCGTCGTCTTCGCCGTCGTCTTCGTAGTCTTCGTCGTCTTCATCGTCTTTGCCTTCGTCTTCGTCATCGTGTTCGTCGTGCGAATCCTCTATCACCCTCAAACGCTCATTTTCTTCTTCTTTTTCCAGCAATGACGCCAGGCTCTCCGCGTCATCCGTATCATCTTCAGTTATTACATTTTCATCAGGATGAGGTTCTTCATCAGGTCGAGGCTCTTCCTGAGGTTCTTCATATTCATCATCTTCTGATAGTAAACTTTCATCATTTATGGAATCAGGGTATTTGTCGCAAGGATGATTAATTTGCTTGTTTAAATTAGAATAGTTATTTGAACATTTCCAGTTTTTATGTTCTCTATATTTTTCATTTATTTCTAGTACAATACCATTTTTTTTCCTAATTTCTTTACCAAAAAAATTTGCCCGTCGCTTTAATACTTTTTTTTCATTTACTAGTTTTAGATTTTTATTTTTAAGTTTTAGAATTTTAGTTTTTAGTTTTAGAATTTTAGTTTTTAGTTTTAGAATTTCCATTTCTTCATAGTTTTTTTTTGCATGAGATTCTTGTTTAAATTTAAAATAAATTGGTTCTATAACCTTTAATACATTATTTATTTCTTCTAGTGAAATTTTCATATAACTATATATCTTTTATTCGTTTAATATATTTTATAAAAATATATTAATATAAAATTAATGGATATTAGTGGTAATTTAACTATTTTAATGAGACAAACAACTATGTCTTCATCAGTTTGTATAGAAATGTTAAAAAAAAATGATAATGATATTTTTAAATGCTTAAAGGAGATTAACAACATAGAAAAAAAAGAGAAAGAATGTAATACTTCAAATCAGGAAAGATATAGATTGATAAGAAATTTGTTAGATAATAAAGATTAAAAAAACGATGTGTTTGTTTTTTTCTTACGATTGTCCAAAATAAATTCATCACTATCATCGTGTAATTCTGGAAATATTCTAGTAATAGGCTTATCCATAATGAAGAGCAATTGTTCTTGAGATGATAATTTTCTGTATTCAGTAATAGTAAGATTACCTAAAAATTTATCTAATACGTAATATGGATTAGGCGCAGGTTTAATATTTTTTGCATAATTATATATTTTTGAATAAATATGATTAAATAAATTATATCTTTCAAATTTTGTTGAAGAATCTAGATGTTCATTGAATAAATGTGCAACAGCGCATTCTGGGCTACAAAAATTACCATATACGTTATATTTTTTTTTCAAAAAAGATTTTGGAATATATATAGGATGATTATCAAACGCACACGTGCACCAGAAGCAGGCTGATTTTTTATTAGATAAATTATTGTTATGCAGGGAATGTTGAAGTTGTTTTAATTTAGTATAAATAGTCTTTGATAAATTTTTTTGCTCTTTATTATTTTTATTTTCAGTAGGGTTATTATAAATATTATTAGAAATATCAAGATTTTCGTTAGTATTATTAATAATTTCATAGGATAATTCATTTGGTTTATAATTATTTGTGTATGTTCCTTCAATAGCCGGAACAGTTGGATTGTATTTTATTTTTCCACCGATGCAATTATCATCAATATCTGATAATTTACACTTTAAATGTAATATAACATTAGTAATAATTTGATTCGTGGGTATATTTTTTTCTGTTTTATTAATAATTTTTCCTCCTTTAGGTTTTCTCCCTCTTTTTTTAGGAGGCGGTTTAGAGTCCGGGGTTTTCGACATAAAAGTATTTATATTAAAGATTTAAATACTTTTAATAAATATAAAATTGAAATTATAAATAAAGATAATATTTATAATTATAAAATGTATTCTCCCTTGACATTAAGTCGTTTAGTGATATCAAAAAAAAATGTCAGATTTTACAGAGGTTGTGGTGATACATATTTAAATAATTTAAAAAAGATGTTATTTCCTGTGTCTCGACCAAATCCTTTAGGAAGATGGTGTCATCCAGAATCAGATATGTATAAAGATACGTGTAAACCATTAAAAAAGATAGATTTAGCAAATTTAGATAATGATGCCGCATATCATAGTGACGAATTTGATGTTATAGCGCATTTAGAAATGTATAAAGAGTTTGAAAAAAGAGATTAGATAAATGTTATTCTAAATTTAACACCTCCTCTTGTATTAGAACGAACATATCGTCCAACTCTTCCTTGTAATTGATTCATGTAATATATTTTTTTAGAATTACTTGAAGCACGACGCCTAACTTTTCTTGTCATCATATAATGCGGAGCTCTTCTAGGTAAACCTTGTTTTTTAGTTCCGCCACCTTGATTTCTATTTACTCTTTTACCGTTGGATAATCTTCTGTAGGAAGTAGCCATTATATAATAGTATAATATAATAATTTTTTAACGATTATTAATAATAATATGGAATCTACTATAATTCCTGAACTACTTTATAACTACATTTCTTTCAAAACGATAATGAAGTTAAGGATTTGTAGTAAGAGTTTTTGCAATATTTATGATGATGAATATTTTTGGAATATAATAAATTTAACAGATGTATATACAAGAGATGTTGATTCATTAAGAGATTGTTTTAAAAATCAATATATTACTATATACAATTTATCAAATAAAGATAGGTCTATTATGTCTATTCCATTTAGTATTTTAAGTAGGTTAAAAAATACTAAACTTTTAATTTTTTAATAATAAAAAATCTTTTAAATAGTTTTTTTCCTTCTTGAGAATAACCATTTGATTTTCTAATAGGAGACATGGTATAATTATATTTTTTAAGAATTTGTCTAATTAAATTTAACAAAGGCCATTTTTGTTTATGGTCTGCGTTTTGTTGTAAAGAAGTTAAAAATGAAGAACTAAACAATTTTTTAAGATGTGGTATTTGTTCTTTAACTTTATCATATTTATTATTGCTTAAAAAAATGTCTCGTTCTATTATAATTTCATTGTTTTCCAATGTTTGATATGAAATATCAATAATATTTAATACAATATCAACATGTTTATTAAGATTCATACTTATATTTATTATATATTTTTAAATGTTAAATTCTGGTATAGTATATATTTTCTCACCACTAGTTTCTTCGATTGAAGTTTCATATTTAGCTATAATTGAGGGACTAGGATTATTTATTAAAATTTCATTTGTGTTATATACATTACCTTTATCATCAATATAATACCATATTCCTTTAATTTCTTCTGCCCATAGTTGTATATGAGAACTAGCTTTAGGTGTTTGTTTTTTTTCTGAGATTATGCCGTGTGGCTGTCCTTTAAGATGTGTGCCACAGAAATCATTCTCACCGAGTTTTCTTCTACTACACTGCATTTTGTTTGCTCTAAGTGCATTACATCTACATTCTAGATTAATAGTGTTTTTAACACGTTTTCTTTTTTTAAAGTCATCTTCACTTAGATTTAAATTTTCATAATTATATACATCTTGTATAATGTTTTTTTTAATATTATTCAATACATCTATCGTAAGTTGTTCTTCATTTAAATAAGTAGTAATAGATTGTAGTTCTTCATTGATTTTTTCTCTTAGAAAATCTTTAAAATCTTGAAATCCCTTGTCTACTTTTAATTTAATTCTTCGTTCTACCATGTTATAATTAAGTATAATGTTCAAATTATTAAATCAATTTTTTTATTTTTTAAGAAATCATTTAAAGCCAATTGAAAAAGCGTCATTTACTGAATTAAACATGTAAACTACAGCTACTATAAAATAAAAGCCTCAATTATTGAATTAAACATGTACACTACAGTTAATATAAAAGGCGTTATTATAGGAACAATTATAGTAGGATTTTTTATAAATATTAAAATAAAATTAGATATAGCAAGCCCAGCACCAGGTATGAAACTAAAAAATCTTTTTCCTATTTGATCTCCTAAAAATAATGCTCTTTTTTTATTTTTTTTCATTTCTACAGAGTTAAGTCTAAATATCCAACCACTATGAGAAGGTAAAAAAAAACTAAAAATACATATAGATAGCAAGAAGAGTATAAACACTAAATATTTAATAAAGAAATCAGGATATAAATCATATAATATATATCCAAGAACTGTAATAATACTCATACTAGCTACATAAAGTGCTTGTATTACAAAAGGTTTGGCTATTGTATTTTTAGTATTATCAATAGTATTTGTTGATTCTGTATTAGTCATATATTTATATATTTATATTGATTTTATTTTTTCAGCTATACATTTAGTTAGGCTTATTTTTTCATCTAAATTTTCGACTGTTTTATAATCGTAGGTACAATTATGTGTTTCTGGGGACATGTGTTTAAGACAAAAGTTTAGTTGGCATTTGCATGTAAATTTCATTACATTTAATTTTTTATTGCACGTTGGATGCGCACACCGATTCATTTTATTTATATAAATAAAAATATTATTATTTATACTTCAATTTTAAATATATTATCAAATAAAAAATCTTCAAAAATGGTTCCTAAACATAATCCAATATAAATAGCTATTAAGTAATCATTAGAATATTTACCTAGTAATAAAATAAATATAACTAATGAGAACGTAATCCAATGATGTATATGATACTGTTTTGAATCCCATGTTAAAATTAATTTCTTTGTGTATTTTTTATCGGTATCATTTTTATGAGGTAAATAATGTATGTAATAAGATAAAGCATATGCAACCATTATGGATAATATAAATACTAATACTAGCATTATTATTTATATTATTATTTTAATATAATAAAATCAGAAGTACTTTTTACAATTATTCTTGTTTCAGGATTATTTAATGTATTACTTGTGTATACATTTTTTCCAATAAATAAACAACTATAATAATTTAATAATTCTTCTATGTCTATTTTATCTTTATTTGTAAAAATATATTTAGTATCTAATAAAAATAAAATAACTTTGCTTAAATACTTTTCCACGGGGATATTGTTTTTATCAAAATATGAAAATTCTGGGTCATAACAGTAAAAGTTATAATATGAAGTTTTAATATTTAAAGGTCCAAAAAAGTCGCTTACTTTATTAAAGTCTGATTTATAATAACATACGATAGGTGTAGGGTAAGGTATATCATATTCATTACGTAATTGCATTAAAAAGGGATGTTCAAAAAAAATATTATAGGCAGATGCATGTAAATTTGATTTATAATGTTTTTTAGTAAGACATATTTCATGTATGGTTAAGGGAATAAAGTTTTTATCTATAGATTCTAACATTTCTTTATATTCAAAAAATAAGAATAAATTACCATTATTTTCAATATATCCTTTAAAGTTAATGTTTTCAATCTTGAAATAAGATTTTAATGATTCTATAAAATTATAAATATCTAAAAGGTTATCTATTTTAAATAATGGAAACGTAATTACATTTTCAGAATCTACATTTTTTTTTTCAAATATATATGACAAAAATGGCATATTTTTTATAAAATGAATAGTATACAAACAAATACTAGCTTTATTAAATTTTTTATAAATAGTTTTAAGGTCATTTTCAGTATGTTCTTCTAAATAATTAATACTATTTTCTTTCTTATTTTTATTGTATATAGGTGATTTAAAATATGTTGGTTTAATCTCAAATAAATCCTTGGATACTGTAATTCTTTTTTTTGTATTTAGTTTCAATGTTTCTAACTTATGTTTATTTTCATTAAATGGATTCATTATTATAAATATAATAATATTTATTTATCAAATTTTATTCTAATAGATTCTGTTATTTTTTCTTGTCTACTATTTAAAATATGCGAAGATATTTGGTCAGCCGTTTCTGAATTATTTAAGTAGTTTCTAAGTGTTTCTTGAAGCATTTTTTTACCAATACTAGATTTAGTTTTATTTTTTGAATACATTAATTGTCCATTAGATATATCAAATCCATCTATATTATTAGATTTCATAATGGATACGAGTTTTTCTGTTAATATAGCTTTAGTTTTTCGCTGTTTTTTTATTTCATTTTGTAAAGAATTAATTGTATCGGTTGTTTTCATAAATTCTTTTACAATACTGCTCAATTCTTCGTTTGTTGACATCTAATTAATATTTTGTTATATTATTTAAATATTTTTATTTTTTTCAATAAGTGTCAATAATTCAGCTTTTTTCAATCTTGAATAATTTTTAAGCTTTAATTGTTTTGCTTTTACTCTTAGTTCCTTAACGGTCGGAGATTTTTGTTTTAAACTAGTTAAGTAATGTTTTTTACAGAATTCATTTAAACAAATTTTATTACACATTTTTTTTTTACTATTTATATACGTACACGCGTTAGGCCTAAATTTTTCTATATTTTCATTGATTGTGTAATTAATTCCATATAGTTTTGTGGGAAATAATTCTGGTATGTAAGGTAGTAATTTAGAACCAGGTTCCCTACAGTAGGGGCATTTATACGATATGTTTTTATTAAAAGATCTTACTGTAGAATAGTTTTTGTTATTGCATAAAGATGTAACTAATGCCGTATAATTAAAAGAATGATTACAAGGTAAAGTTATTTTTTCAAGAGGAACTAGTTTTTCATGAGTTATTAAACAAATATCCTCTTTAGCACTTTCTTGCATAAGTGCTTTATTTAGTTCATCTTTAAAATTAAATGAATTAAATGAGATAAATTCCATGTTATAATGTATTAATAATAATAAGTCTTTATATTATTATGAGTAAAGTATGGGGTACACCTACATGGAATCTTTTACATTGCATACCCGAAAAGATTGATGAAACGTATTTTAATAATAATAAAGATAAGGTAATAATGATAATAAATAGTATATTAATAGGATTGCCCTGTCCAGATTGTAGCAGTCATTCTTTAAACCTATTTAATAAATATAAAAAATACATAGTAAATAAAATAACTTTAAGAAAAGTTATATTTTTAATGCATAATGATGTAAATAAAAAAACAAAAAAAAAAGTTCAAAATATAAGTATATTAGAAATGTATACTAATTATAATATGAAGAATGTGTTAGAAAAGTGGGTAGATGTTTATAAACCTGCAAAAAATATTCCAAAATTAATGTACAATAACATGCAAATTAATATTGTTAAAAAAAAAATAATTAAGTATTTTCAATTAAATTTAAAATATTATGATAAATAGTTTTTATAATTTAGCCAAGATCGCATCTCGAGCATCATTAATAGCATTTTTTTGTTCACATGGACTACATTTTCTATCGGAATAAGATTCTTGTAGATAAAAAAGTTCTCTACTATTAAAATTTTCAGCGGTATATGCCCCACTTGTAAACATACTTATAGCGGCTCCAATAGGAATTAAAAATAATATTATAAATAGACGGTTAGTATTATGTATATTTAATTTAATCAATCCTTTTGCACTTTGAAAACCTATCTTATGAACCATGTCCATAATCATAAACGCTGTAATAATTAAAAATGTTGTCCAGAATTCAGGTGAGTCAATACTAGGCGCTTTTAAACCGAACGGAAATAATGAATTTATTAAAAACATAACATTATATGTGCTAGCGCTAAAATTCAATCCATCAGATAATCCTAATGGATTATCTCTAAATGCACCAGTGTTCAGTCCACTAAACATACCAAATATACCTGGAATTATTAGAAGAAGTAATCCAAAAAAATAAAATACAAGTGCAATCCATTTTGCATTAACCATAAAAATAATAAATAAAGTCATAGTTGATAATAAAGGCATTATCATAGCTAACATATGAAATGCATTCTGTATACTGGTTTGCGGCAATATATTAAATCTCATATTTCTTACCGCATCAGGGTCGGTACTAGCACCTCCGAACTTTTTTTTATATTTGCCTTTTGTTTTTACCATTATTTTTATATTATAAGGTTATTTTATTTATATAAATAGATGGTTTATAATTTAACTTTTTAAATTATAAACTTTTAAACTTTCCTTAATTTTTAATTTTATAAAAAAAAATTTTAAATAGGCTAAAATACTAATTTTACAAAAATGTCAAAAACACTGAATCTGTTGCAAGATCTTGCTTGTCTACTTTAAAGTAAAGGCCCCTCTCACTGTCTTTTGTTTTTTCTCCCATCCCTTTTCCAATATTTGCGGGTATATTGTCAATTGAACCATTTCTAAGACTTTCTGGAAAACTCATGCTTCTAGTGAAGGGTCTTTGGTTTTTTTTTGCACGCTTAATGAATCTTTTTCGACCTTTTTGGTCAAGTTCCAATCGTTTTTTTTGAATTTTTATCGCTTTCTTTAAAACGTCTGGAGTAATTGCAAAAGATTCATATTTCTGCGTTGCCTTGCGTTCTGGAATAGTTTTGCCGCTCCATTTTAAAACGGAGTTAGCAACGGGTGAAATGGTATGTGGAAAACAAATGCAAAGATATACATTTCTAACTTTTCTTGGGTCAGCTGGTTTCAACTCGTTCAAAATTCTCTCGATGTCATAAGTAGTTTCTTTTTTTGCAGCATCAAAAATAATGGGCATTTTTTTGTCTGGGTTGTTCATTAAGTATAAGCCATAGTTAGGAGGAGCATCTCCATCGAGAATAAGGTTTGTAATGTCATTGCCTGGAAGATATAATTGACAGTGTTCAAACATTCCTCCCTCCATACACTCTGGGGAAGACATCCATCCTGGGTTTTGTAGTAAATGCTTCATCATTCGCTCACTTTCCGAGTTAGAGTATACGCAGTAGTTGGTAGGACAAAACGTATAGACATTGAGTCCGCGGGGCACCTTTGTGAAATATTCGCCGAAAGACACTTTATGAAGATTGTGAGCGATACCATGCAAGGATACAAATGCGTCTTCGTAAGATTCCATTATTTGAAATAACGTTGGTTGTTCAATGGTTGGTACTTGAAGTATTACCCAGAAGAATGATTCAATTTTTTTTTTCATCAGCCATTTCTTGCTTTCATACAAGTATTAGCTTTAAAACTTCGTCAAAGGTATTTACTGGATAAAATTTTATATTTTTAATAATATCTTTGTTTTTATATTTTTCCATGAATTCTTTGAAGTCTTTTTTATTTTTTTCTGGATATATAAATGATTTTACTCCTCCTTGAATGCCTCCAATTATTTTTAAATCTAATCCCCCTATTTCTGTAACATTTCCTTGTAGTGATATTTCACCAGTTATAGCAAAATCGTGCTTTATTTTTTTGTTAGTAAACAAACTGAATAATGCAACCGTAATAGCGGTTCCAGCAGAAGGACCGTCTTTTGGTACCGAACCTTCTGGACAATGAATATGTATACCTTGATTGCTGGTTTCTTTACGTTTCATTAATGTTTTTTTAGTATCATTATCAATGGAGTTCCATGCTAATGTTTTAGCTACGTTCATACTTTCTTTCATGACATCTCCCTGTGAGCCAGTAAGTTTAAGTTCAAATAATGTATTTGAGGCAAAAAAGTTAGTTTCTATTTGTATAATACCCCCTTTTCCACTTGAATTAGCCCATAGTCCATTTATGATACCTACAGAATTAGAGTTATGTATTAAAGTAGGTCTTATTGGATTTTTTTCTTTTAAGTATACATTTTTTACGTCGTCCGTAGAAATTAAATATGGTAGTGGTTTATCGAAATTATCTAATAAAAGATTTAGATTAATCTCTCCGATGATATCAAATAAATGTTGTTTAAGATTTCTTACACCAGCTTCATATGTATATTCATTTATAATAAATGAAATTACATCATCGGTTAATTTAATATAGTTATTAATACCCATTTTTGTATATAATTCAGGTAAAAGATAATCATTCGTAATAGTTATTTTTTCTTCTATAGTTAAATGTTTGAATTTTATTCTATGTATTCTATCAAGTAATATCTTATCTATAATTTCTGCATTATTATAAGAAAATATAAATAATGCTTTAGATAGGTCAAGTTCTATTCCAGAAAAATATTTATCTTGGAATCCTTTGTTTTGTGAAGGGTCTATTAAATGTGTTAGTATACCAACAATTTCTTTACCATGTTCTGTTTTACTAATTTTATCTAGTTCATCAATAAATATAATAGGATTCATACATTTGCTTTCAATAAGAACATCTACTATTTTACCCCACGTAGAACCAACATAAGTGTAATTATGTCCTTCAAAAGTACTTCCGTTTGAAGAACCGCCAACTGCAATAAAACAGAAAGGACGGGGTACATTATTTTGGTCTAATAAACATTTTGATATTCCTTTTTGAGCCAATGAAGTTTTACCAACCCCTGGAGGGCCTTCAAAACCAAAACAATAACCGTCCATTTCACCCGTAATCCATTGACCAATAATTCGCTCTATTTGTCTTTTTGCATAACTATGACCATGTACAGCAGTTTCAAGAGTATTTTTCGTATAACTCATATAGTTAGATATAGTTTGTCTTCTGTTTGATAAAGTTTTTATGTTTTGATACAAATTTATTATTTTATCTTTTTCATATATTTGAACGTCTGTATCTTTTATAAAGTTTTCTATAAAATTATTATTATTTTTATTTTTAAGTATAAAATCACAAATTTTTTTTTTTAATAAAGATTGTTTTATACCAGAATATATTATTTTTTTAGTTTGGCAATTTGTGTTTTTTAAATGTTTATTAATATGGCTAATAATATTTATAAGGTCGTTTCTTTTTTTATTTTTAATGTCTGTAAAAATATTTTCAATAATGACTTTATTAATATTTTCATATAAATTTTTATTAATAGTGTCTTTTAAATTATAAGAATTAATAGAATCATAACAATCACTATTTGTTATATTTTTAAGTAAAAGCTTCATCTCATCAACTTCACTAGTAATTATTTTCATATTAGATAATACAGGTTCTTTTACGTATACACCAAAAGGTATTTTAAGTAATCCTTCTAAGTATTGTCTTGCCTTTGAACCACTGTCATCTGTTTTAGCTTTAACTTCTTTTAATTTAACCATAGCTTTTTCTTTGACTGTATCATTAGCCTTTAATAAACATATTTGTTGTTCTAGTGGTATTTTAGTACTATCAAAATTTGTTAATTTATTAGTGTATTGTATGGTTTGTTTCATAGCTAATCTAAATTTTTTTTTTATATTCCACGGTAAACTATCAAATAAGCAGGTTTGTTCATGTGTATCAATATTGCCATTTATATCGTTTGACATTAAATCATAAAGTAAATATGCTAAGTATTGAAATTCGGCATTTTTATCAGCTATTAATAAATTAATAATAGTTCTTCTTTGACTATATAATTCAGAAGTTAAAAAATCTTTAACAACCTGAGAAATATTTTTTTGTTTTATTAAATTTAATTGATTTATTGTTCCAGCAAATCTAAAATATATTTCTTCATTGTTATAAATTAGTAAATCTTTTATAGATAACGACTCTATAAAATTATTAAAAGTTTCACTATTATAATCATTTTCTTCTGGTTTATTTAATTTTAGATCCTCTATTTTATTTTTAATTAATTTATCTGATATTGAAGATAAAATTAAATCTTTAGTTAATCCATTCAAAATTAAAACTTTTTTCTCATCTTTATTTCTTATAGCTATTTTTATTCCGTATACTTTTAATTGAAATATTTTTGTTGTTCTACCCAGGTCGAAACATTCAAAATTATTAGAATTTTCTGCTATCATAAAATCTTCTATAATTTTATTCTTAACTAAAGGCGTTTTCTTTGCATTATTGGCTGAAGTAAGTATTTTAAAACTTAAGGCATTTACATATTTTTCAATGATTTTATATTTATCATAGTCTTTGATTTTGTTTATAAAATTATTGCCAAAAGAAACGGTTAATAAATCGTTTACGCTTGAAGTTCCAAATTGTTTAAATACGTCAAATAACGAATCATTAACATTTTGAAGTTTTTCAGCAATACTATTTTTATCTTTTAATGTATCAACCTCTGATAATTTCTCTATAACTTGTTCTAGATTATTAATTGTAATGCTTAATTCATTTGCCGTAATAATATCTAAAAATTTATATTTTTGTATAGACAACATAGTTTCTTGGATAAGTTTTTCATAAAATTTAACTTTATCTTGATAATTGTTGCTAAACATGTCACAAAGTTCAGGTTTTTCTTTATTTTTTCTTTTTTTTTCAATGATTTCGTTCATTTTCTTATAATTTGTATTTATTATTATTTTTTTTTTAGCAAATTCGTTCATTTTCTTATATTTTTACACTAAAATTATAAATAAAAATGTTATAGAGAGATAGTTATTATTAATGTAATGGGTATTCCTGCATATTTTGCGTATATAGCAAAGAATCACAGTAAGATAATTAAAAAATTGGAATATTTGTCAAAGGTTCATAATTTGTTATTTGATTGTAATTCTATTATTTATGATGCGATTAGAGAATTAGAAAAAGAAAATAAGCAATTAACAGAGCAAATGATATTCGAGTTAATTTGTAAAAAAGTAGAACAATATATTTATTTGGTAAAACCAACAAATGTAATCTATATTGCATTTGATGGTGTAGCGCCGGTAGCAAAGTTAGAACAACAAAGAAATCGGCGTCATAAGTCTAGTTTTGAAGAAAGTATAATGCAAAGTTATGGAAAACCTCCAAAAATGGATACAACACAAATTACACCAGGTACAGAATTTATGAAAAATTTATCGAATAAAATAATATCTTATTTTCAAGATCCATCTAAGTTTGGTGTAAAAGAATTAATCATTTCTACTAGTAATGAAAACGGGGAAGGTGAACATAAGCTATATAAACATATAAGAGATAATCCTTCTACTTATAAAGATTTTTATACAGTTATATATGGTTTAGATGCAGATTTAATCATGTTAACGATTAATCATCTTCGATATAGCAAAGATATGTATTTATTTAGAGAAACACCAGAATTTATAAAAACAATTGATAAACGTTTAAAACCTAACGAGTTATATATTTTGGATATATTTGAATTATCGAATGCAATATCAATTTCTATGAATATAAATATGGATGATACAAATATTTCAAAATTATATGATTACATATTTATAACATTTTTGTTAGGAAATGATTTTATCCCTCATTTTCCAGCTATTAATATAAGGACTAATGGCATAGATTATATTATGGATGCTTATGCAAACACTTTAGGTTCTGTAAATAAAACAATCGTAGAAAATAATGAAAAAATAAATTGGAAAAATTTTAGATTGTTTATAGAATATTTAAAAAATAATGAACACAGTTACATAAAACACGAATATACCATTAAAAAAAACAAAAAGAGACATTACCCATTAAAAGAATTAGAAGATATACAATATAAGTTTTTAAATTTACCTACGATAGACCGTTCTGTAGAAATGTATATTAATCCAAATGAGGAAAACTGGCAAGAAAGATATTATAAGGCGCTATTTGATATAGAAATAACCGAGCCATTTAAAAGAAAAATATGCATAAATTTTTTAGAGGCTCTTGAATGGACATTTAAATATTATACGGTGGGATGTTGTGATTGGAGATGGAAATATGATTATGACTACCCGCCTCTTTTAGAAGACTTATATAAATATATACCATGTTTTGATACAGAATTTGTAAAAAATAAAGAAGAGAATCCAATATCTCCATTAGTTCAATTATGTTATGTTTTGCCTATTGAAAGTCATAAATATTTACCACATAAAACACAAACTCTTTTAAAAAAAGAAAATAAATGGTATTCTGATGATTTTAATTTTAAATGGGCTTTTTGTAAATATTTCTGGGAATCACATGTTGAACTTCCACATATTGACATTAATGAACTAGAAACATACATAGATGCTTGAATTAATCATTTTTAATAATATGTATCATTAAAAATAAAAATTATATTGATACCTGATATACTCTATACATTAAATAAATCCCAAACGCATTTTTAGAAATTAAATCTAAAATATTATACATACTATTTTTAACTACAGGGTTCATTAAATAAGCAACTGCATATAGTATCCACACTATTGTAAATATAGTAAAAAACTGAACCCCGAAGGTACTTTGTTTTGCAAACGAATCATATATTGTGTAAAATCCATAAATGAAAAAAGCCATTCCTAGAACTAACCCTGTATATTTGTTAATTTGTTTTGTTTCTCCTAAAAATCCAAATAATAACATTAAAAGATTAGAGATAGATATTTTAATTAAGGTATCTTTATTTTCAACTATCATTTCTTCAGCCGTTTTCTTTTCAATAAATCCATGTTGCTTTTGTTTTTCATATATTAATAGTATACTGGTAGTTACAAGTAAGATAGTAGTGGTTATAACCCAGTCCAAATATCTTCTAGGAGTAATATCGTTTATTCTTGATAATATCATACCGATCCATATATAAACTAAAAGTTCAATAATACTTACGTAGTACTCTAATTTTAAAGCATATTTCAAGGGTTCATGTTCAGGAGCTACGGTATAATTTAATCCATAATTTTGAAAAGCTAATGCTACAACTTGAACGATTACAGATAAATAATACGTAAATTTCAATGAATCCATCTATATATTAGTATACGTATTATATTTTTTTAACTTTTCTTTTTATCTTCTGCTAGGTCGGGAAATATTTTTGGATAATTATTATACAATTCTTGCATTAATGCTTCTTTTCCAGCAGATGATAATTTAAACGTCTTAGCTGCATCTTTAAATTTTTTTAAAAGATATTTTCTTTTCTTATCTCTTATCTTTTGTCTAGATGCTCTTGATTTATCAACCCATGCTTCAATGGGACAGCATTTATAACCTCCTCTGTATTTTTTAGATTTTTTATTTTTTTTAATTTTTTTTTTAGTACGCTTTGTTTTCATTATATATATTATAATATTAAAATATTGTAATATATATAATGGCTTCATTTAATATGAATATTAATTTAAATAATATTTATTTGTTTTATATTTTACTACTAATAACTGTATGTGTAGAATTATATGCTTTTTATGTACTTAAAAGAAAAAACTATATCATTGGATTACCCGCATTTATTTTTGTAGGAGTTATGCATGCGCTACTGTTTTCAACAAGAGGATTAATACACACCCATGCTATATATCATGTAGCAACTATTTTGTTAGTTACTGCTTTAGGGTTACATGATAATGAAAAAATAGATGGATATAAATCGATAGGAATACTTTTTGCTTTGTTATCTATTATTTTTATGGAATTTCATCATTTTAAAAAGTTTTTTGGGATGTAATTATATTAAATTATACAATTTAAATATATTGAATTATATAATTGTATTATGGAAATTAAATCGTTAGTATCTAATACAACCGTTCATGAATGGTGTAAAAATCTAGATAACACCTCTAGAAGTTATATAAGTAAAATAAAAAAAAATATACAGCGAACTCTTATAGAAAAGTATTCAATGGGAAAAACAAATCATGTTATTCATGGGATAGATGAAATGGATGAATTATATTATTCTAAACCAGAAAATAACGTTGGCTCTGATAATGTTTTTATTACTCCTCATTTAGATGGATTTTTAGGGTGGATACCATTTATGAGGTGTTGGAGATGTATATATTGTATTACAAACCCTAATAATACAACTAATTATTTTCCACTAAATAAATTACAAGAAAGCATAATTACATTGAAGCCAAATAATTTTATATGTCATGATTTCAATAGAGATTTACATTGGATAAAACCTGGTATAATAGAAAATTATCATAAATCTAGAATAGTATTAAAATTACATTTTTATGATTATCCAGCATTCTTAAAATCATTTCACGTATTTTATAAAAATCTAAATACAAAATACAATAGTTTTGCAAGAAATAAGTTTTTATATTCTATAGATCCTTATAAAAATATACTTGCGTTTTCTTTATCGTTTTTTATAAATTTAATTACTATACTTGGTGGTTATACAGAGTATTTTATTGGATTAGTAAATATTGCGGTACTTTATTTTATTTTTAAGGGTGTATATAAAAATAAATACCTTTTTTTTGTTTTTACAGAAAGTATATCTACTTATATGTGTGTTATACAAATAATGTTAGGAACTATTTCTAGTGGAACATTCTGGAGAGATTTATTAGTGTATAAGTTTTTGAGTATTTTGTATATTTATTCTTTAGTAGGAGTTTGTTTTAATTTATCAAATATTTCTTTATTTTTGTTATCTATAACAATCGCTCTATATCAAAATAATTTTAAAGAAAACACAGATGTTTATTATTATCATTTAAATGAGTTTTCAAGGTATCATGAAAATAAGTACAATATATTTTTCCATTTATTTACTTCTTCTATGTGTTATGTATCGCTTTTAGGTTTTATACAAAAAAAGATTATAAATAAACCATATTATTTACCTTATTTGATATGTGGTGCGTCTTGGATTGTAAATAAATATTCTATTCCTGATAGTGATTGTTCTGGAATTACTACGGTACTAATGACCTTTTATTCATTATTAGTTTATAAATATAAAAAAAATATAACTTATATAAATTGTGCAATTCTTTTTTTGTTAGGATATGCATTACAAGATGTTTCTCATATTATTTTTAGAGAACCTACGTATTTGAGTAGTTATAGTAAAGATGACAACAAAGTATATAAGTTTTTAATACATACTTTTTGGTTATTGTCATTCGAAATAAGAGTAGCTCTTAATTTAGTAAAAGTATAAACAAAATATCCATATATTATTATATGGATGAATTATTGTTAGAACTCATTTATCCTTATCTTAATTTTAAAATGTTTCATAAATTAAGAATAACATGTAAAACAATAATGGATTTTACAGAAAAGCCCTATTATTGGGAAGTAATTAATTTTACAGATTTACCCCATCATACTTTTTCAAATTGTTTAATAGATAATTTTTCATGTGGGTTTTTACACGTTGTTAATTTAACAAAAAAAAATAACGATGTATATTCTTTTCCAAAAAACTTATTATCAAAAGTAAATCATATAAAAACAATTATAATATAGATTGTAATGTTTATAAATGGTAAAAGGGTTTTTGTAAGGCAACGTTTAATTTTACATGGAAATAATAAAAAACATTCTGATTTTAAAAAATTTGATGAAAAAGAACCCATGGTTATAGAATCTAGTGAAACGCATGGAGATAAATATTTATTGCAAAATCCTTGTGAGTATTTTATATTTTTTTCTTTAATGTCCATATGGTTAGGAGGTTATGTCCGTAGAAAACTATACTATTTATTGAAAAATAATAAATAATTATATATTATATATGGGAGGAAATTCGTCGAAAGATTCAAGTCAAGAGACCGCAAAACGAACAATAGGTCAGCTAGTTCCTGTTGAGAAGGAACTAGATTCAACTCAAGAGACCGCAAGACGAACAATAGATCCGCTAGGTCCTGTTGAGAAGGAACTTGATTTTGAGTTAATAAAAAAGAAACCTCTTCAACCAGCCCCAAAAAGGCGGAGAACTAGCGAGAGACGAGGGAACATAGTGAGTCCTAGTGGGGAATATGATAATACAATAAATACAATAAATAGAGATAGTAGTGCATTTAAGAGTGTAGGGGGCGGAACCAGGAGGCGTAAAAAAAGAAGATGGTCAAACAAATATAAGAAAAGTATTAATTGTAGGAGACCTAAAGGTTTTTCTCAAAAACAATATTGTAAATATGGTAGAAAAAAACAAACTAGACGTCGCAATAGAAAAAACAAAAACAAAAATAAAAAAAAATGAATATTAATTTTAAAATTGATATAATTATTAAATAAATAATTATATCAAAATGAATAAATCTATGGAAAAAAAGTTGTTATCTTATTTTGTACCGAATGTTGTTCCAACGAATGCTGCAACATATGTTACAAATGTTGCACGTATGCCAGACGATAAAGAAATACATAAATATTTGAGTTCTGTATTATTACCTAATTATAAATGTATTTGTAAAGATTTTAGTATAGGTAAACTACCTGACGTAATTATGAATATCATTACAGAATATTTAATGGTTGAGCCGTTAATAACTATAAGAAAAGCAAAATTGTATTGGTTAGATATATATATAAAAAAACTTGATGCAATGAGACAAGAAGATGAGTTTGACTTACAGTGGTATAGTCCTGGAGAGATTGATTACAATTGGTCTTCCAGGAGATTAAATATGATTAAAAGTGATACAGAATATATAAACAATAAAATAAAAACAGTAGAAGACTAGATTATTTTAATATTTTGTTTGTCTTTTGTATTAATTTATTTAAATCTATTAGAAACGGATAGTCCTCTTCAGCATCTTCAAAGTTTTTATTTGAAATATTTGAAAGGTGCATTTGAGCTAGATTAATTTTTTCTTTAAAAAAAGTAGCCTTTTCATTTAGTTGATTTAAAGTATTTAAGAATTTTCTGAATTCGTATATACCCCATAACATGGGTACGGTAATTAATAATACATTAGGAGATAAACCTAATTTTAAACATACATTTTCCATTATTAGTATATATATATTAATATTTATATAGATAAAATATATATAATGGGTCCTATATCATCATATAGATTAGGAGATTTAGTTAACGGGTTATTAGTAAAAAAAGATAGAAGAAAATTAATGAGTGAGCACCCTAATTCAATTGCTGCTAAATTTTTCAATGAAAAACAGAATGATTCTGAAAGAGAATCTATGGATATTTTAAAGGACATTGTTTTACAGGAGTGTGAAAAAAATATAGATAAGTTTCCTAAGGATATTGCAGATAGTACTGTAATACATTTAAGGTTAGGAGACGTGGTTGCAGGACATAATTGGCACGAAAAACAAAAAAGACCTCTGTCGGTAGAACATTTAAAAGAGCTTTTAAAGAATGATAAAAATAAAAGATATATAATAGGAAAATGTTTTTTTGCTTCACCTAGTTCTAAAAATTTTAAACAGTGCATTGATGCATCAAATAAATATTTAAATGAAGTCATGGAAGAATTACAGGCAGAACATTTAAACACAGATGATGCAGATTTAGATTTGTGTGTAGCTGTAAAATCAAAGTTATTTGTACAGGGAAAGGGTAATTATAGTAATATAATCGTAAATATAAGAAAAAAGTTAAATCTAGATAATATCGAATTAACTATTTAGTTTTCCTGTTCGCGATTTTTGGGTTGTTTAAATTTTACTGAATTTATTTTTTTTAATTCGTCGCAAACAATCGCAAATGATTTTTTGTGGTTATAATGACCATAAATATCTTTATCTTTATCATACTTCAAAAAGTTTTTATACTCATGGAATTTATGTATTATAAGATTATCCGATTCATTATCTTCTTTAATGTTATTTAATAATAATATTTTAAATTTTAAATCAGGATAATTATTAATAATTGCTTGTTTTAATTTTTGTACATCTTTAATTGTATCATCTTTTCCTTTACGTATGAATAATATTCTTTCTTTAGTTTCATTTAAAAAAGAATGCAATCTTTTTGATCTTCTTTTATACTTTTCTTTTAATTCATTGGAAACTACATTAACATCATGATAAAAATAAATACCATCGTTATATTTTAATCTACTATTACCAGATACTTTACAATGTTCAAATAAATTTTCAAAAATACTAAATTTAGTATTAAAGCAATCTATAATAAAATCAAGTGTATTTATATTCCAATCAAAACAATATGAACATTCTTTATAACCAAATCTTCTTAAACTTCCCGCAACCACACAATCCGCTCCTAATGATATTACTCTAAAATAATAATTATCATCCATTATATAATATTATTCGATATTTAAAATCTAAATAGGTTAAAGATAACGGATAGGTAATGATATATATGGGAGGCGAAGTCATAGAAGAAATTGAAGATAAAGCTGATTTTTTTGACATTTTGAAAAGAAATACAGGAGTAGTAGTTATTAAATTTGGAGCAGAATGGTGCGCGCCGTGTAAAAAAGTGCATGATTTGCTTTATGAATGGTTTGAAAAGATGCCAAGTAGTGTTGCATGTTATGATTTAGACGTGGATGATAATTTTGAAATATATGCTTATTTAAAGACAAAGAAACAGGTATCTTCAATACCTGTAGTGTTAGCATGGAAAAAAGGAAATACTATGATAGGACCAGATTATAGTGTAGTAGGTACAGATAAAACAAAAATAGATACATTTTTTAGTCAAGTATTAGGTAATTAAAAAATATTATTAATATAATGGAAAGTTTAGATTTAGATATAAATAATTATAATTTAAATGATATATTAAGATTATTTAAATTATCAATAAATCTTCAAGAAAATGATATGAAAAAAGCAAAAAAAATGGTTTTAATGACACATCCTGATAAATCGAGATTATCTCCAGATGTTTTTTTATTTTATTCAAAAGCTTATAAAATACTTTATTATGTATATCAATTTAGAAAGCAAGGAGGAAATAAATCAACTGATTATCAATCATATATAGAAGATGTAAAGAGGGATATATCAGAAGAAGATAAAATTAAAAAGTTTACAAAATCAAATGTTTTTAATAAAAAATTTAACGAGATTTTTGAATCAAATAAAATGAATGATGATGAAAATGATAAGGGGTATAACGATTGGTTTCGTAGCGAGGAAGGTCTTAACAATACGAAGGCGTCGAATATAACACAAATGAATACAATAATAGAAATGAAGAAAAAGGAGGCGAGAGAATTAATAGTAAATAATGATTATTCTCCTTTAGGAGGTACTTCAAGCTATGATTTAACACGAGAAGCATTAGAAAATTATAGTTCTGATATATTTAGTAAACTACAATTTGAAGATTTAAAAAAGGCACATAGCGAAACAGTGATACCGGTATCCGAAGAAGATGTATTAAATAGACCTCAGTACGAAAGTATGATGGATTTAAAAATAAGTAGAGAAAAAGATAATGTAAAACCTATGAATAACAATGAAGTTCAGTTATTTTTAAAAAAACAAGAAGAAAAAAACATGCAAATAGGTTCAAATACTGCTTTTAGATTAGCGCAACAATCTCAGGAAGCTAGTAAAATAAATAATAATATATCTAGACATTTTAATAGAATTTTAAATTAAATATATTTTAATATTATATATGATTGAATTTATCTTAAATAGATTTTTTTTATTGATAATAGCAATAATATTAGGTGTATTTTATAAAAGATTCATAGATAAATATGACAGAGAAAATGAATTAAAAAGATCTCAACTGATAAGACATTATTTATTAAATGATACCGACATAGCAACTTCTGCCCTACCTATATTATGGATACATGTTCCTTATGAATTAAATAGTAGGTCATGGGAATCATTTAATTCTAGAAGTAGTATGGAATTAAATTTATCTTATGTACATTTATCAATAAGTAGTATTATAAGACACTGCGGGAGAGATTTTAAAATATGTTTAATTGATGATAAATCATTTCATACGTTAATTCCTGATTGGAATACAGAACTTGATAGAGTAGGTTCTCCGTTAAAAGAAAAAATAAGATTTTTAGCTAAATTAAAGTTATTAAAATATTATGGCGGTATGTTTGTACCTCAATCTTTTATGTGTTTACATTCGTTAAAAGATATTATGTTTAAAGGATTATTAAACAATCAACCCTTTGTTATAGACAAATTGAATGATACTTTGAACGGTGGAACATATATTGCATCTACAGATATAATTGGTTCTAATAAGAACGATCCCGTAATAGAAGAACTAATACAGTTAAATGAATTACTTATTTCAAGAGATTATACGTCTACCTCAGATATAATAGGAACGAACGAAGAAGTATTAAGTAAAATGATACTTGATTCTAAAATAAATGTAGTAGATTCAAAACATTTTGGTAGTAAAGATGTAAATGGTAAACCAATTATGTTAGAAGATTTATTTTCGAGAGATTACATAATATTTGATGATTTACATTATGGAATTTTAATACCGCATTCTAAATTATTAAAAAGAACAGCGTATAACTGGTTTTGTAAGTTAAATGAAGAAGAAGTGTTAACGTGTGATAATATTTTATGCAAATATTTTTTAGCATCTTATGATTCAAAGAAAATGTAATAATAAATATTGTACTTAGATTTATCATATTTTATATTTGATGTTATAGGTATCTTTTTATGTTTACAAATTTGCCTAATTATAGTGATTAATTTACTATAATTAAGTTCTCTGTTTATATAATGTTGTTTTGATTTGTAATAATATGTTTTGATAGAATCACAAAAATCTTTTAAAATATTTAAAAATGAAGCTTTTTTAAAGGATACTGGAGATATAGTATAAAAGTTTTTATTTTTAAATAAATATATTTTTTCTATAAAATCATATAAAATATTATCAGGAATTGGTGCTTTAAATATTTGATTGGTCATTCTCTTTTATATTATTTAATAAAATAATAATATCATTTGTAAATAGAGCTAGTTCTATTTCGTCTTCATGTATATTATGAAAAGTGGTAATGTATTTACATATTATTTTTATAATTTCATATTTTATATTTTCTTTTATAGATTCATTATGTTTAATATATATAAAGTAGCTATCTAAAATATCCATAACAGAAAACCCTCTGTTTTGAAGATTCATAATTGTTAAAATAGCATTTTGTAATTCGTTGTTGTAGCAATACTCCGTAAATATATCAAAATCGTAATTACATATATTAGTACATATACTAGATATTTTACTTTCTGTAATGGGTTCATTTATTAATTTTATTTTTTCTAAATAGTTAATTAGAATTCTTATAGAATTATTAGATAATTTAATAAGTTCTTTTTTTGCTTGCGGGTTTATGACAAATTTTTCTTGTTTGCAAATTTTGTTTAATATATTTTTAAGTGAAGTTTCGTTGGGTTTATTTAATTTTATAGAATTAAGTCTTGATTGTATACTTTCTATTACCTTTTGAGTATTTGTACATGAACAAAGAAATTGTACGTTTTTTTTATATTTATCAATACAGTTTCTAAATACCTGTTGACTTTGTTCATTAATAAGGTCAATGTCATCTATAACCACTATTTTTTTAATTTTATCCTTTGTAGTTTGACAAAAAGTTTTTACTTCTGTTCTAAAATATTGTATTCCCTGCTCATTCAGATTATTAATGTGTAATATATTTTTTTTTTTGATATCCGTATTATCTTTGAAATACATATCAATAACAATATTTATAAGTGAAGATTTTCCTGAACCAGTACTTCCTATTATTAATAAGTTTAATTCATTTATATTTATAATTAATTTTAATAAATTTTTAAGAGATGCGTCTAATTCTAAATCATTAATAGTAGAGGGCTTATATTTAAAAATAAAAGGTTCATCCATAATATATTATTTGTAAATAAGTATTTAAGTTTTTGTTAATATAAAGTATTAGAATGTCTCAAGAAAATGATTATTATAAAATACTGGGCATAAATCCAGAATCAAGTGATTCAGAGATTAAGAAGGCGTATAGAGGATTATCTATGAAATATCATCCAGATAGAAATGTTGGTAATTCTCAAGTAGAAGAAAAATTTAAGGAAATAAATCAAGCATATGAAATATTAGGAGATAGAGAATCTCGAAGGAGATATGATTTAACTAAAAATAATCCATTTATTAATTTTGCTAATAATTCTAATATGAGAGTACCTGTAAATCCAGATGATATTTTTAGCATGATGTTTGGATTGAATGGATTGAATGGAATGAAAGATATAAACTTAGGTGATTTAGATGAAGAAATAGTGTTTCCAGGTGGAAGTGCTAGAATATTTACAACAATGCACCCTTCCGTAAATCCTTATTCGTTTTCAAATACTGTATCAAAACCAGAACCGTTGTTAAAAAAAGTATGTATTAGTATAGAAGAAGCCTATAATGGTTGCAATATACCTATTACAGTAAATAGATGGGTTAGACACGGTAAAAGACAAAAAATTGAAGAGCAAGAAACGGTTTACTTAGAAATACCGAAAGGTGTAGATATTAATGAAATGTTTATTATAAAAGATAAGGGTAATATTATATTACAAGGAGATATCAAAGGTGATGTTAAAGTTGTTGTAGATATTAAAAATAATACAACTTTTTCTAGGGATGGAATGGATTTGATTTATAAAAAATCGTTATCTTTAAAAGAATCCTTATGCGGATTCTCCTTTGAATTGCAACATATAAATGGAAAAATTTACAATATAAATAATAATAAAGGTAGTGTAGTTGGAAATGGTCAAAAAAAAGTAATTCCAAATCTAGGAATGGTAAGAGATAAAACAACTGGTTCATTAATTATCGAATTTACGGTAGAATTTCCTAACACTTTATCGGAAGATATAATAAATAAATTAGAACTTTTATTATAAAAAAAATATTATCTATATTTATGATAGATATCTTATTAGTTTCATATGCAGTATTTATGACTTTTTTTATATTTAATTCTTTGTTATTTGGATTTATAGGAGCTACTTCTATTTATTATTACTTAAATCAAGTCGCAAATCCAGAACCAAGTTATTTAATTATATTTTTCTGGATATTTTTATTTTTATTTTTACTATGGTATTCAGGAAACCTTACTACTTTTATAACTATGTTTATGAGCGTAATGTTTGAATTATTAATATTGTATCTAATATTTAAAGCTTTAGTTATGTTTTATGAATATTTATATCCAAAAAAGAAGTAGATAAGTATTTAAAACATATTAAATACTTATTTAAGAAATACGTTTTGTTTGACAGCCTGTATCAACAATGTAAATAGAGTTTTCTGTCATTATAATGTACTCGGATTCAACCTTAAAAATTTTAATAATAGGACTAGTATATTCATCTTCACTTTTTACCAATAACTTTTCATTGTCATCTTTTACACCTATGATAACGTTTTTTTCCAAGGATAGAGACCAGTAATCAAGCATAATTGGTTTGTCTTCCACTACAGCTAGTTTTGAAGCATGCTGCATAGTCAAATTACCGGGCAATCTATAATTAGTTTCAGTTGAACTTTCTGAATCAGCCATTATATAGATGATTTTCCCTTTTTTTCTTTAAATACTTATTTATTTATTAATATAAAAATTTATATATATATATTTATTATGGAAGAATCTATATCAAATACTAGTCTTTATAAAGACAATATATCAGATTCGATAGATAAAATTTATATAAAGTATATCATGTTAATAAAAGAATATATCAATCATTTTTATGAAAATTATAAAAATGAACACAATCAATATTATAATTATTTATTGTTAAGAGGATTACAAACTATTGCCACTCTTTTTAATATGCTATTTATATATATAAAAAATTTAGATCTTACCTATAAACATTGCCAACAAGGATTTTTTTATTACGTTGAATTTATTGGACAAATTGGTAATGATAATGGAGGTTTTCTACAATTATCATCTAAAGATGCGGTATTATTTGTGTATAAAAAAACACTTTTTGATTTAAATTCAGAATATAAAAAAAATTATCAAATACTAAAAGAAGAAGAAGATATTTTTTACATGGTAGATCAGTTTTCAATTTATTTAAATTTATTTTTTGAAAAACTAATGAAAATTTCTGATTTATCAAACATAGAATTAAATGAAAAAATAGACAAAATTATTTCTCTTTGTAATTATGTACCTAGTAAATTAAATGAAATAAACAAAAAAAAAATAAATATTATATACACATTTATGAATAAATTATCAATAATCGAACTGGATTTTGATGACTATATAGAAGTAATGGAAAGTTTTTTAAAAAAATTAAATAAAAATACTAATGTAAACGATGTTATAATTAATAATATTAATATGTTAGATAATTCTAGTTTTAAAGATAATAAATTTATGAAACACTTATTTTAATATATTTTTTTCTTCTAGATTTCTTTTTTTGTGTAGGTGGAAGTACACCTTCCTGTGAAATTTCACTATATTCTGATATAAAAATGTCTTTTAAAAATTCAAATATAGTCATAAGAATATATTCATCACATTTTCCTACTATTAATACACTACCTGTTCTAAATATCATAAACGATATTTGTACAGCATTTTTAGATTCTTTTATACCTGTTTGTACATATTCTCCTGGATTATACCAAAATTTGCTCATGATACCTGGATATGAACAAGGATCATAAGAAGTATGAAGTTTATATTTTATTTTTAATTTATCAAAAAGTTTGTCTCTGTTTATGAAATATCCACAATTAAAATTCGAATTAATTAGTACAGTTTCACATGTATTCATTTTTATTGATATGTTAAGATTACAAACATTATTTAGTATATCTAATATTTTTTCTAATATTTTATTTAAAAATTCATCTGTTTGAATTCCAGGGATTTCAAGTTTACCAGTGTTGAAAATTTTAACATGAGCCTCTTTAAATGTATTATTTATAAAAATCCTTAAAATTAATACAAAACAATTATAAAACGCGCTTTTTAATTTTCCACGAAGTGATATAATATCTTTTTTGCATACACCAATACTTATTTTACGAATATCTTTAAATTTATTTACATTCTTATTTTTTGTTAAAGATTGAATCTTTTTCACACTTTCTTTTTCCAGTAATTCATCTACTTTTTTTACTTCTTCTATATCATCAAAGCAATATTTCATTTGTTTTTTAATTACACCTTCTATAGGATTAGTATAATCTATCATAGGAATTTTCCAAAAATTTTCTTTTAGTTCAATTACTTTTGACAAGTATATAATCTTCGTCTTTGTAGAAATATATATAGGACTACATTTAGGAATATTAGCTGGTGTATTATCTGAAATATATTCTTTTTTTTTATTAGTATTCATTATTTCATTATCGTTGCAAAAATTTTCCCATTCTTCTTCTATATTCATATTTAATCATATTTAAATGTCTTTAAATACGATTCAATTTATTATTTTCTAAATAAATATAAATGCTTCGGCAACAACTAAATTCTGATATTAATTTTAATGCTAGTGACATAACATCAACTAAACACGATGAACGAAACTTAGAGTACTCTATAACTCCATCGATGATTGATCCGTCTAAATCTACACCACCTGATAAATTTATAAACTTATTATCATATAGAATAAACAACTATTATAGTAGTTCATTTGAAAAAAAAGATAAAAAATGATGTATAAAATAATTAACAAATAATTCAGTATTTGTTATATTGCTATGTAATAAATTTTTAATAATTAAAAGTTTTTCCTTAGTTATTTCATTATTATAATTTTTTATATAATAATTTAAAAATAGTTTAATTATATTTTTTTTGTCTAGATTATAATCATTAGATAAGTTTTTTATAAATTTATTTAAGCTTTCATAGTCATTTTCTTTTAACTTTTCATATATTTTTTTATAGTTAATATTACTAATAATATAGTTATTATTTATTATATCTTGATTTGTTTGCATATAATTTATCATGGCTCTAATATCTGATTTAAAGTGTTGTTGAATATTATTAATAACATTCGTATCCAAATTTAGTTTTTCATTTACATTTACTTTATTTATAAAACTAGTAATTTTATCACTTGGAAGTTTATCAAACCGCAGTCTGGTAAATTCATTTTGAAGTGAATAATCTATCTTACTTATATAATTACATATTAAACAAAATCTAACATTTTTCATATAAATCTGTAAAAGTTGCTTTAAGGCATTTTGTGCATTTTTTGTCATGTAATCTACTTCATCCAATATTATAAATTTTATCCCAGTTGTAAATAAACCTTTTGAATTAACAAACTGATTTATTTGATTTCTAATAATATCAATTCCTCTATCGTCTGACGCATTTAAATGAATTACTAATTCCTTTTTTTTTTGATTGTATTTTTCTTGATATAAATTTATTAAGTTTATTATAGTAGTCGTTTTTCCAGTTCCTGGAGGACCATAAAATAAAAGATTCGGAAAATAATTTTGTTCTATAATATTTTTTAATATATGTCGGTTTGAATTATCTAACACTATATCTTCAAAACACTCTGGTCTATATTTTTCAACCCACGGAATAATTTCGTTATTTTTATTCATTATTTAAAATTTATAATCTTTGTTTAAATACTTATATACTAACCATTTTATATAAAATATTTAGTATATATATCCCAAAAGTAATTAAAAATAATATTATGTATAGAATAGTGATGAATGATGTCAGTTATTTGAAATGCGATCATTATATAAGACTTTTATATGATTGTAGTAAACATGATAAAAAATGTAATGATTATTTTTTTAATTTTTTAAATACATATTCGTGTCATAGATATGGGTTTAGATATTAAATATAAAATAGATTTAAATGATATTTTATATTTAAATGAAAAAAATTTCTCAAGATCCATATGTTAAAATTACCAAACATTCTCTTACATCAGATGTGTGGAACAGTAATATTGGAAGAAGTCTTTTACATGAAAAAAAAATTGAAAAATAAAGCGGTATATATATGGAAGTATTTAAAAATATGTTGTTTTCTCGCAAGTCTGTACAAATTTTTCCAGTTATAAATGCCGGTAAAGATATTATGTTAAATAGTTCTGTAATGATAGTTGATGAAGATGATGATATGAATGGTGTGTGTGGAATATTTAAGGGATTTTTTAAAAACATAGATGACGAATATCGTTCTTTAATTATTCTAGAAGGCAATAAATGTTTTTATGCGAAACCAGAAACCGTTTTTCAGAAAGATGTATGAGAAGGGGGTTCGGGGTCTCCCCGAAAAAAAAAAAATTGAAGTAGTATTAGGGTGGGGTTAGGAGGTAAAAAGAATGTTGTCAGGTTCAGGTTCAGGGTCATGTTCAAGGATAG